GCCGAGCTGCGTAAAGTTTGCACCGCAGGCGACGGTAATAAGATCCTAATGAACGAGCCATGCGACATGGCGCCGTTTGCGACGCTATGCCCAGATCCGGAGCCACACGACTTCTTTGGTATGTCGGTCGCTGACACGGTGATGGATATACAGAGAATCAAGTCGTCTATTATGCGGAACACACTTGACAGCTTGAGCATGTCGATCCACCCACGGGTTGCAGTTGTTGAGGGTATGGTGAACATCGACGACGTCATGTCCACCGAAGTCGGCGCAATAATCAGACAGCGTGCAGCCGGTCAGGTGCAGCCTATGGCCATGCCGTTTGTCGGCCAAGCCGCCTTCCCCGTATTGCAATACATGGACGATACTAAAGAAGCGAGAACTGGTATCTCAAAGGCATCCAAAGGCTTAGACGCCGGCGCACTACAATCTAGCACTGCAACAGCCGTAGCAGCCACTGTCAGCGCCGCACAGCAACATATCGAGATGATTGCGCGTATCTTTGCCGAGACGGGCGTAAAGCGCATGTACGAGCTTGTGCTTCATCTGGTAACTACCCACCAAGACCGCGAGCGCATGATTAGGCTAAATAATAATTTTGTGCCGATAGATCCGCGTGTCTGGAATAGTGACATGGATGTTACAGTTAACGTAGCCCTTGGGCGCGGTTCAGATACCGAGCGTATGCTGATGCTACGTCAGATTGCTGAGATGCAGAAAGATGCGATGCAGACAATGGGCCCAGTTAACCCACTTACTGATATGCAGAAACTTGCTAACACATTGAAATCTATGACAGAAATAGCAGGGTTTAAGGATACCTCGCAGTTCTGGAGTGATCCGGCGCAGTTCCAACCACCGCCGCAGCCGCAAAAACCAGACATCAACGAGCAGCTTATCCAAGTTCAGATACAGCAAATACAAGCGGATATTCAGAAGAAAGCTGCTGAGCTGCAAATGCAGCGTGAGAAGTTTATGCTCGAGGATGATCGTAAGCGTGACGAGCTAGAAGCGGAGCTATTTGTAAAAGCTGAAGAAATGAAAGCCAAGTACGGTACGCAGCTTAACGTCGAGCAGATCCGATCCGATCTGGCAATTAATAGGGAAGTTATGAAGGCGCAGGCCGACGTAATAAAAGAGGCTGCGCGTGAAGACTAGACAACAAATTATAGATGACGGTCGAGAGGCAGACCGTCTACTTAAAGATACAGATCTCAGAAGATTTTTAGACGAGATCGAGCAGGATTGTTGGCTTGAGTTTAGAGCAACTGAAACCAATGATAGTGATAGTCGTGAGGCTATTTATATGAAATTACGCGGCGTTGAATCAGTACGAAAATCGCTGCGTGCAATGGTAGATAACGGGGCTATTGAAATAAAAAGAAAATAAGCCCATAATATGGAGTTAATGAGATGGCAGAAAACAACAACCCATTAGGGACTGATCTGTACAGTGCTCAAAATGCAATCAGAGCCATGCTTGCGCCCGAAGAGGATAACGCTGCGGCAACTGATGCGCTTGAAGCTGAGACCACTGAAGAAGTAGTGGAGGAGGCTGAACCCTCCGAAGAGATGGAGGCAACTGGGGAAGATAATTCAGTTGTCGAAGGATCTGAGGAGGAGCTCGAAGTCGAGGAAGATGCGGAAAGTTCGGAAGACGAATCCTTCGATATACTAGGGGCCATAGTAGAGGTCGATGGTGAAGAGATAACCGTTGAAGAGCTGAAAGCAGCTAATCTAAGGCAGAGAGATTACACACGTAAGACGCAGGAACTGGCAGAACAACGCAAAGCGTTAGAAGCACAATACTCCGAGATCGAGCGTGAACGTGCACAATATGCTCAGATGTTGCCTGCTTTGCAGCAACGGCTTGAGCAGAAGGAGCAGGAGCCTGATTGGGACACACTGTACGACACAGACCCCACGATGGCAGCGAAGGCAGAACGTCAGTGGCGAAAGCAACAAGAAGAGCGTCAGGCTCAAATTGCTGCCGTCCAAGCCGAGCAACAGCGAGTGCAGGCGTTGCAGCAACAAAAGATGCAACAAATGCAGGAGCAGTACGTTGCTCAGCAACGCGAAATACTGCCGGAAGTCATACCCGAGTGGCGCGATAGTAAAGTTGCGGCGCAGGAAGCAACCCAGATACGGGACTTTCTACTTGGCGAAGGATTTTCCGAGCAGGACATTGGCGGTTTGACAAATGCTACGCTTGTGAAGTTAGCGAGGAAAGCCATGCTATATGATCGAGGAGAAACGCGAGTTACTGCGGCAAAGGCCAAGCCGAAAAAAGCACGCGCCAAGACATTGAAAAGCGGCACTAAAGCGTCACAGCCGAGACCTAAGTCAGATGCACAAAAAGCGATTCAGAACGCAAAACAATCCGGTCGTGTCCAAGACGCGGCTCAAGCAATCAAAGCCTTATTATAGGAGATTAAAAAATGGCTATTGTAGCAAACACCTTCACGTCCTTTGACGCCAAAGGTATTCGTGAATCATTGAGCGACATAATCAGCTCAATTTCGCCCGAAGAGGTGCCTTTCCAAAGTAACGTTGGATCTGAAAACGTATCTAACACTTACTTCGAGTGGCAAACCGATTCTTTAGCAGCAACTTCAACAACCGCACGAATTGATGGTGACGATGTAGCGTCTTTCGACAGTACATCTGCAACCACTCGCGTTGGTAACTATACGCACATTTTGCGTCGTACAACTATTGTCGCTGACAACCTATCAGCGCAAGATTTGGCCGGCCGGAATGACGAGTTAAGTTATCAGTTGGCAAAGCGCGGAAAAGAGCTCAAGAGAGACATCGAAGCAGTTCTTACTGACAACAACGCGCAAGTGGCAGGTAACTCTTCCACAGCTCGTGAGACCGGTGGTCTCGGCGCTTGGATTGCGACCAACGATGTATTCGCAACTGGCGGAGCTGTTGACGGTGCATCACCAACTGGCGACGGTACTGATGCACGTACAGACGGTACTCAGGTTGCATTTACTGAAGCAATGCTTAAAGACGCGATGCAGGCTGCATTTACAGCCGGCGGTCAGCCAAGCATCTTGATGGTTGGGCCACATAACAAAACAGTCGTATCAGGCTTTGCCGGTATTGCTGCACAGCGTTACATGGCTCCAAGCGACAGCCCAACAACAATCGTTGGAACGGCTGACGTGTACATGTCAGACTTCGGTACTCTGAACGTGGTTGCAAACCGCTTCCAGAGAGACCGTGACGCTTTCATGTTAGACCCAGAGTACGCATCAGTATGCTACTTACGTCCGATCCAACAGGTAGAGTTAAGTAAAACCGGTGACGCTGAGAAGCGTATGGTTCTTGCTGAGTTCGGCTTGAAGGTTCTAAACGAAGGCGCACACGCAGGCGTTTTCGACCTAACTACATCATAATACAGTCGGGGCGGCTTCGGTCGCCCCACTTACTTGGAGTTAGAGATGAAGCGTATATTTAGCCAAGATCCTGCAACTGGAATAACAAAATATTGGCACGTAACCGATAAGGGCGAGTATGTCGTTGAGACGAAACAAAACGTCTCCGCAATCGCCGAGAGAAATAAAAACGAATACAAAGAGACACCGAATAGATACCGAGACGTCAACAAGGTGGCGTCGATACCTCTTTCAGTGTACTATGAGCTCAAGCGTCAAGGGATTGCAGATGATCCGAAGGCGATGCGTAAGTGGTTAAACGATAGTAATAACCAAGTATTTAGGACAAGGGCCGGCACATTATGAGCATTACAACCTACTCTGAGCTCAAGACATCTATAGCCAACTGGCTAAACAGAGATGACTTAACAAGCGTAATACCTGATTTTATCGCCCTCACCGAAGCAGATATGGATCGTAAGATCAGACATTGGCGTATGGAAGAGAGAAGCACGGCAAACATTGATTCGAGATACACCGCTTTGCCTAGCGGTTTTCTGGAGGCAGTGCGGTTTCATTTAGACGTAGACGAGCGGCCAGTAGAGCTTGTGACGCCGTTGTTTTTGCAGAAGCAAAGAAACTCAAACGCCGACGCAACTGGGCGGCCTCAGTATTATGCAATTCTAGCAGGGCAGATAGAGATCTGGCCGACGCCAGACACAACTTACACCGGCGAGCTATATTACTATGCAAGGACGGCTGCACTGAGCGACAGTAATACATCAAATTGGATATTACAGTATTTCCCAGATACATATCTTTACGGCTCGCTAGTTCACAGTGCACCATATCTTGTTGACGACGCCCGAGCGCAAACGTGGTCGGCGTTGTACCAAAGCGCAGTTGGTGGTATTAATGGAAATAACGATAAAGCGAAGTTTGGCGGCAGTGGGCTGCGTATGCAAATAAACAGTTATTCATAGGAGAATATAAATGGCAAGTTTAGCAGATTACGTTTTAGACGCTGCACTTAGTAAGCTAGATTTAGAGGCAGACCGCATAGACATAACTTCGCAAGAGGCAACGACTTACGCGGAAGCTACAAGCACATATACGTTGGGTAATAGTACGTCGGTTAGTTTTGGTGCGCCAGAGGACGGTGACACGTCAGGCAGAAAAACAGCTTGTGCAGCTATTTCTGATGGAACGGTTACTGGAACTGGAACCGCAACTCACTATGCAATTACAGACGTATCTGAGTCACGCTTGCTTTGCACAGGTTCACTGACAACATCTCAGTCAGTTGTATCTGGCAATACATTCACCGTAGCGACGTTTGACGTTGAAATCCCTGATCCTGCATAGGTGATTAATGGTTACATTAGCCAATAGAGTAAAAGTTGCCACAAGCACAACTGGTACTACTTCGCCAATAACTTTAGGCAGTGCAGAAACAGGTTATCAAACCTTTGCAGATGGTGGCATTTCTGACGGTGATACAGTTCGCTACACGATAGAAGATGGTGACGCTTGGGAAATCGGAACTGGGACTTATACGGCTAGTGGCACTACTTTATC